GTTGCTGTTGTAATGATATAGAGGTCCCTTGGCTTGGCCATCTTCATGGTCTCCAAAGAACCTCCACAAACCTTGACAAAATAATAGGCAAGAGCCGTTACACTCTTGCCCGATCCAACACTGCCGTTAAGAATGCATCCGTCTCGCAACCTATTCAGCGCGATTTTTTGATGCTCTCTTAATTCAAATCCCATAAAATATCATTTATGCAAGAGGAATGTCATCCTCTGTCTCGTCGTCATCAAAGAACTCAGACGCAAAGTCGTCTTCAACAACAGTTACAAACATCTGCTTGACAAACGCCTTTCTGCCGGACACACCGCTGTCAAGAGTCCAGTCATAAGGTCTGATCTGGAGCTTGACTCTTGCGAAGTCATCCTGATCCAGCTGACTAACCAGATCGGCGTCCATAAGAATCGGTCTGCCCTTCTTCCTGGTAAGCCAGATCCTGGGCTGCAGCCTAGCGGGTCCGTCCATCTTGATAAATACCTGCAGATGCGCCTGCTTAGGCTCAGACGGATTCTTGGGCTCAAGCCACTTAACATTCCAACCGAGATCCTCAAGCCGGTGCGCTTCCTCATCCGTCAAGAACAGATGGAAGAACCTCTGCGTATTCTGCTTGTTAAATTTGGTCGGTCCACCGGAGAAGTTACGCCAATTACCGTAAGGAATCTGAGCGTTGTTGAATACTACTGTGCCATCTTCTCTGTTAATAGACATATTATCCTTCATGTTTGTCTCCTTTACTTTCAGGTGCGTTCATAAAAGGCACCGCGTTAACATAATCTTCAACGGAAAGAGGCCCGTCAACAAATTCGTTGAACGAGCCAAACTTCGAAATATCATTTACTGCATCATCAGCAAGCCTCTGATAGTAAGAACGATCGATATCGTCTTCCTTACCAAGGTTCTTAACAAGACTTGCTTCAAGCCATCGATATCCTTTCGTACCGCCGACGGCGCCATACCCAGTTCCATCGCCGTTCCTTCTCATGAGCTGTCCACCGCCTTTGCCAGCGATGATCGGACAGAATCGTCCTACCCTTCCCACGAAAATATAATTATGCTCGTCTTCGCCCATGCCCTCGTTCATGTCGAGATACATTGCCGTCTTGACGGATCTTGTCTCACACAAGTCGTCAAATATAATCTCTTCATGACTGAACAGAGTCTTGAACACATACGGAACCTGGAACTGCTTACCAGTAGCTGTCCACTCACCAGCATGCTTACCGCCCTTATTCCTAATGCCTTTGTCATCGTACTTGGCAATATACACAGCATCATTCATAAGACACATGCGCTCATAGGTCGCTTCATGCTCAAACGTGTAGCCATATTTCTTACCAAAGTCCATAACGAACTTGATAATATCATCTGTCGCATTAGGTATCTTGATCGAGTCGGTCTTGATATGCGCGACAGTAAATCCGCGCTTCTCAACTTCCTCTTTCAGATCGATCATGAACAGAGCTCCACGCTTGGCCACGATATTGTCATCATTCCTGGGATCTCTGAACGGATTTGCGAATGTGGCCGTGGTATATCCGTAAGTACTGTTGATAACCAACTTAAGCGCTGTCGCCAATGCTTCCATTTCCTCATCGCTGCCAACATAGTCCATCAGAGCACCATTAAGCAGTGTCTTAAGGCTCTCAGTATCCTTGTGCTTAATCGCAAGCCTGGATTCATAGATTTCCTTAAACCGCTGCGTATAGTCTCCAAATATGTTTTCGCAGATCATTGAAGTTGGATGCATAGATGCAACATCAAGCAATGCTACGTTGTAGTGCATACCGGGTTCAGCATACACATATCCGCCTTCTCCAGGATCGAGACCCTTGTAGATGGATTTGCCACTGATGATCTTGCCCTTATATCTGGCAGGATCAATTCCCTTAGGATCGTATTCATATCCAGGGAAGCACACAACATCCCTTGTGCCGTCGGTCCTCTCACCGGTTGCAAGATCCGTGTACACCAATTTGGGATTCCGGTCATTCCCAAATATAATCTTTGTACTGTGAGCTCTGCTTCTCTCGTTGGGGCTGAGACCACTAAACTTGGCAAGAGCCATTCTTGCATCGATCTCATCCTTAAGTCGATCATACAGAGCTTCTGTTGCCCTGACATCGTGCTTACAGTACTCCGCAAGTCTGTCCCACAATTCTTCAGGAATCGGCTGGTTCCAGTCAATATCCATCTCATCGTGGTCAATGCCCATCTCGATCTCCCATTTCTTAAGACTCTGCTTCTTGACCGAAATATCATAAAGGTCGCCTTCAGAGATCCTTTTAGATCTGGGATTGATCGCTTTGTCTCCACCAATTATCTTCTGTGACAACTGGTAGCATTCCATCAGCGTTGCACCGGTATATCTGGCATACACAATCGGATTATCGTAGCCAAGATTATTAAAGCCCCACAACCGCTTACCCAGAACAACGTCCAGGTCAGCAGGAGTAGGGTTAAACAACACCAACCACGAATCATCGTCATGGTAATCCTTGACGCAGATCAGAAGCAGATTAGGAGCAACCTCAATATCAAAGAAAGACACCGGTTTATCGGCGTCTTTCAAAATATCATTTCTCTCTTCTTCTGTTTCAGGATCGTTAGTCTCATCTAGTGCATCATCACTACAGAGCTTCATCTTGCCAAACAGCTTAAGGCAGAACTGAGCCTGGTTAGAACTCTCCTGGCAGAAAGTCTTAATAGCCCGTCTCATCCTGCGAATATCATAGTGCATACCACTCTTGTATACTTCATCCAATTTGTCGTGGATAAATATCACTTCTGGTGTAGTATGCCCGTGATGCTTCTTCTGCAGACATGCCTTAACGAATGCCACAAGATGGCGCTCGTCCTTAATCGTAGTCGAACCAGTATCCAGCATCTTCTTGTCTCCTTTCGTGGGAAGTCCACTGCTGATCACGGCAATATCCTCGTGATTGCAGACGCTAAGCCTCCTTCTTAGTGATGACTTCCCTCTGAACACCTTGATTTCTTCGTTATCCGCATAAAGTGCTTCCAGCTTATCGATGTCGCCAGTGTAAATATAATGCAGATGAAGCCCGCCGCCGCTCTTGCTCGCCTCAGCGTAAGTAGAAGGGAACTTTCTTGCTGCCGCTATATTCAGTTCCATAGACTTATTGCCATTCTTATCTCTATGATCGAGATCAAAGACAACATGATCTGCTGGAGGCTGAACATAATGAACTCTACTGGTATCAATATCTCTAAGCCTGGTGTTGACTTTATCCCAAGGTCGTTGCGGCTTCTCATCCTGTGTTGCATACTGCGCAGGACAGTCAGCCAAAATATCATCCAACTTGCTATGCTGCTCCGTTAACAGAAGCCAATCTTCCTCGGGCTCTGCTTCATCTTCCTCGGGGCTGAAGTAGTCCTCTGAAATATCATCTGCTTCAACATACTCGCTGATATGGAACATGTCTTTCTTGAATCCGCGATACACATTCCTGAGTCGTTCTCCGTTACCAAGCCTAACCCTCTCATCGAACTTCTCGAAATAGTTAGACAGCTCGGACTTGAAGACTCTCATGTTGAACGGATACTGCATCTTGGTTTCTTCGACATATTCCTTGTACATGTTCCATGCGCTCTTCAGGCTTACATACTTCTCCTCTGCGAAAATATCATAATGATCGTAGACGAAGTTATACATGTCGTTAGTAGCGCCAAACATGTTAGTGGGTTTGTATTTGTCGTAATATGAGCTGCCCATCGCCTTGTACGCATCCAGACAGTGCTGCGCTATGGCTCCGAGTTCGAACGGAATCCGAGCCATACAGCTGTCGTAAATATCATGAGGAAGTGTAGAACCGGTTGGTCTGACGTCAATCAGTCTTCTGATCAATCCGCTCTTAGCCTCAGTGATCATTACCGGTTTATTTGAGCCCATAAATAAAAACGCAGCGAATGATGATTCGTACTGCGCTTTAAACTTCTCATTTACCGTCATCGGCTCATGAGACACAAGACTGTTCAATTTTGTATTATCTGCGATTCGACTTAGATCACCATCATGCTGAATTGCCACAAGAGGATTTGACCTGAATTGTTCCATCGCAAACTGATTACTGTTGGACGCTAAGGACTTGGCCTCAAACACAACGTAATATCCTTCGAAGAGCATTTGAAGAATATTGAGAAATGTCGACTTACCAGTACCCGCGCTACCATACAGCACTATGAACTTCTGGATCTTAACAGAGTCGCCACACAATATAGATCCGATTGCCCACTCGAGCTTGGCCCTCTCAGCCTCGGAATATATCGTTGACATTATTCGTTCATAACCCGGACAAGGTCCAGAATATAAATCATAAGCAAGCCTCTTACTCACGTAATCAGACTTACTAACTTCCTGGCTGGCAAACGTTACTTTCATATCAAGTTCATGAAATCGATCAGGACTTGCTTTCAAATATCGTTTCCATTCTGACGTCTTCTGAGTAGAGAATGAAGCCATAGTCTTAACGGCCACGTTATCGTCGGGATGCTCACTACGAACTTTATTAGCAGCTGCTCTAAGTTCGTTATCGAGTAGTCTGTGCGCATCATATTCGTTACGAGACCACATCCCTACACCTTCATCCCAAACAGCGTAGAAAGCTCCGCCTCTGACCATGAGATCCTCGACATCGCTGCTAACTCTGAAATCCGGATAAACGTCATAGCCATCTCTCCGCTTCTTAACCACGACATCGGCATAATCAGGCATAATTCATCGCTGTCCTCCTTTCGTTAAAGAACCGGCCCATTTACACGTTTTTGGCCCACCCAAGCTCAAAAATAGGCGATTTTAGCATGGGCCAAAAAATCAGAAAAAAGGGCCTAGTTACTTTATATATATAATTAATATTTTTATCTCACGTGTATATAGTAAATAAAAGTGGGTAATTGGCCCACCCCCCTAAATTCACTACAAAAACACGCGAAAAAGGCCATTTTTGACCGTTTTTAGCCCTTTTTAGGGTGGGACGCTTTTTTAGAAATTTGGCCCATGGGCCACTTTTTCTGGCCCAAAACGTCCTAAATCGGGTATTTTTCGAGAACATAAACTTGCATTTGATCCCAAATTTCCAAGTTGCGAAAATCCGGCCCATTTTTGTGGCCCACGCAAAATATGTTTCCAGCGCCTGATTTTCCATATTTTCGCCCCATAAATCGATGAATTATCTTGCTAACTTCCTCTTCTGAATAGTGCTTGTCGTCGTATTTATCGAGCCCGAGGTTCTTGATCATGTCATGAAACCACTCCGGAGTACGGTCTCCAAGGTCGTCAATTTCCATAATATCATGTTCCATACGACGCGCCAGACCGACTAATAACTCCATAACAGAGCATGGTCCGGACAGGTATTCGTCCACTTCTTCCGGGTTAAAATCGATCCGATCATAGGCGCTGACGGTGAAAATATAGCGCAGATACTTTCCATCCTCAGCCCTATTCTCGTCACGATCAATCGTCCAGATGAAGTCCGTATTGTGTAATTTCCACCATAAGAAGGAATACTCTTCCTCAGCTTCAACAAGACTCTTAAGCCATTCAAAGTAATCCTTCTTAACGGTGGCTTCCTCTAAATGAATATAATCTGTCATTAATCCTCCCAATTATCGGTGCTGTCCAGGGAGATATGTTCCTCACCAAACCCAGCAACGAAGGAAATCATGTAGTCTGCGCCCAGGTTATCGTTCCTAACATAGACTTCATCGCCGCCACGACGTCCAAACTGCTGCCAATCCTCGCCGATAATACCAGCATAGTCCTCAATATTCTCGCCATCTTCACTGATCAGCTTGCCGTCATAGATGAAGAATCTCAGCTCTTCCTTAGAATATCCTATAGCTGTATTACTGAAGGTGTCCTCATCTATGACTCTTGGGCCCCGCTGCTCGATGAGTTCTTCCTCTTCAGCCGGATCGAACTCAACGCCTTCTTCGTCTTCGACAGGCTCTCGAACAACTTTTGCTCGCCTGAAAGCTTTCCTATACTCGGTATATGCAGCTCTGGCCGCTTTCTCACTTTCTCTAGCCTTTGCCTTGCTTGCTGACAGATCTGGTCTTGGGTCATCCTCCGTGTCGTCTTCGTCCAGTTCCTTGAGAATATCATCAACAGCGTCCTTCTTATTCTCTTTGATCTGGTCGGCGAGGTTGCCAATAACGACTTTCTGCCTGGAAATCTTCTCCTGAAGTTCCTTGATCTGGGCTTTGTACGCCTTATTTTTCTCGTTACACTGCTGAGCCATCTTTGTGATCTCCTCATCTGCAGCGTCTCTGTACATTTTATCGACCGTTCTGTCCGTTACAAAATATGAAATGACCGCTCCAAGGCCGAAACCACCCAGAAATATACCGATTTTAGCTCCGTTAATCTTCATAATCAGTCTCCTTTTCGTTGTTTTTGCTGTCTTCATCAGGTCCAAGGCAGTAATCAGGGTCGCAGACGTCATGGTTTTTGCTACAAATATAACTCCAGCCGATCACAACACCGCCTTTTTCGGCCCATTCAAGCCTTCTCAAAGGACAATTACCCCAATTACTGCCTTTACTCATCCATTTTACCTCATTTTGTATGCTTAAACCAGCCCTGGTTGATGTTCATATCGTAGTTCGGATCCAGAATAAAGACCGGATTATAGCCAGTATCGTAGTTCAGAGTGCTCTCATCATACACTCTTCTGAATCTCAGCCTTACAACGCAGTCCTTATTAGGATCAGAAGGGTCATAAGTCCAGCCGATCAGACGCGCTAACTTGGCTTCCTGGTCATTTTTGGGCTGAATATCCAGCTCTTTCATGACATCGCTGAGCCAAAGTACGCCGGTTCGGTGCAGTCTCTCTGTAAATATTCTTTCCGCCGTGTTCAGGAAATCAATATTATGCGGAACGTCGTCATAATGCCGGTTACTGTTGTGATCGAACACCAGGGTAAACTTACCGACCTTACTAACATCGACAACGTCATCGAACGTCTCCATCTTAGCCGTCTCAATGCCGTTCTCGTCCGTCTTCCTGACCTCTACAGTCCTGGTTTCCGTGCCATACTGCAGTCTTTCGAACTCTGCCTGGCCATATTCCTTCTTAACATTCTCCGCCAGAGTGTTGTAACGGTTCTGCAGAAGAGTTGTAGTAGCGATTGCCCCTTCCAGCTTCTTGTTAACGATCTTAACGGCCTTGCTCTTGCAATATAAACCGCCCGCTAACAGTGCCGCAGGTCCCGCATAAGCGAACGCACAGACTCTTGCGCACTCGATCCACTCCTTACGAGTTGCCTTCTTCGCTGCTTCCTGAGTCACAACGCCGTCTTCAGCGCTCTTCTTGATCTCTTTGACGTTCTCTTTGGTCTCCTTGACCTTGTCCGCAACATCCATAGAAGCCTTGCAAGCCCATGTAACGCCGCCAATGATCATCAAAGTACCTGCTACACCCAGAATTTCTGGTGAATGCTTCTTAATACCAAGTCCCAGCTTAGTCATAACGTGTCTAAATCCCATAAGTTTCTCCTTTCTTTATGGAAAAAATAAAAAGAGCCTGACATTTTTGCCAAGCTCTTTATCTCTACTATAGTGATTGTAAAATATGCTCTTACTTCTGTCTGTTACTGTACGCTGCAACTACTGCGGCCGTCACAGATCCGGCTACAAAGAACGCGAACCACCAGTCATTCCAGCCCTTTGCATACATATAACCTCCATGCTTGATGAAAGTTTTCTGCATCTCAGGACTTAACGACTTGTAAAGTGCTTCGATCGACTCTTTTTCAGCCGTTGTGAGACCATAGATCTTCTCAAATTGCTTTTTTGTCATGTTCAACCTCCAAAAATAATGCAATTACTACAACTCCACTATAGTCTCTGTAAAATATAATCACTTAAGGATCTTGTAACCCTCTTTTTCAGCCATCTCGAAGGCTGCTCTGTCTACTTTCTCGTTGATAACGTTGAGAACACCCTGGTATTTGCCGCCTTTCTCAAATCCGTCGATCATCATGCTCACTCCGACAGTAAGAAGCAGAATACCGAACCCGCCTACCAAATATGCCTTATCTCTCTTCTTAATATATTCCTTACGGTATCTCTCACGGAGGCCTCTGATCCCCCAGCCTCTAACCTCGTCAGTATTAAGAAATGTATTGTTCCAATCAACTCTGTTGTAATCCATATTAATTCTCCTTTTCTTATTAACCAAGTTTCTCCTTAAGCGCCTCGATTGCGACCTGTAGCGCTCTGTAATCGTTATCGTCTACATATATCGGCCTGCCGTCTCTGACTCCCGACCAAACATCACTCTCAAGATCTTCCAGCTGATCAATAGCTTCTTCTACGCTCATCATAGCCCTTCCCTCCATTTCTGTGTACATATCTTCTATAAGGCGCTTTGCCTGTGATTCAGGATCTTCGGTAGAAATATAATCATAAGGAACCATTCTAGCCAGGCGCATGTTAGTCATCCAGTCGGTCATAACGACCATGACTTCCCTGTACTGCATATCTACCTCAGCAGTCCACCTGAGTCTTCCTCTCGTACACTCCATATTTGACAGAGCGTCCATAAATTTAATAAGTGGATCGTTCATACGTCTACCTCCCCTATTTCTGTGCTTGAAACTGCATGACACTCAGAAATATAATGCATCACGCCATCGTTGTTTGGAATTTCTGAGAATGCCATATGCAGCATCGGCGGCCTCCAGCTAGTTTCTATATAGGTATTGAAATCGTCTGAATATACTCTGCCGTCTATATGAGGAGACTGTATGATTTCTATTGCTTCGGCTATAACATGCACCATATGAATCTTCCCATCAGGCGCCTTAAGACTGATCCAGATCGGCTTACCAACTTCAATCGAAGCAAAGTCAAATATAACAGTCCCGCAATATGGGCATTTGTGGCCGTCTATAGGAGCTCCACAATTAGGACAATTAATCACACATCTACCTCCTTATCATACCTGCACCACATAGGCCTGAAGTCAAATGGCTTACCGTTATCGTCCACAACCACAGAAGTCATCTCATCCGACTCTAGACCGCATTCCCACATAGGCGCTTCTTCGGTGAAGCCATTCCTCAGAAATTCACAGTCCGCACAACTATCTGGTAATTTCATTCGCCTACCTCCCCCAACTTCTCCAGTACAGCCTCTCTGGTTTTCTTAGATCTCATAACTCTGTTCGCGATCTCTTTTGCAGTCTCCTGGATAATATAATCCTTATGAGCTTCGAGGAACTTGGTAACCTGCTCCAGAGCCTGCTTGGACATCCCGTCTCCCCAATAGCTGTCATCCCCAATAGTCTTCTTGACGATCTTGATAACCTCGTCTTCCAAGGTCTTCGCCGCTCTATCCTCAACAAGTTTGGCTATATGAGCGTCGTCTATGCTGATTGTAAACTGAACTAAATGATCCATAATACCTCCTAAATATAATCACTTCTAGTAAATAGATTCGGGTAAGGATTTGCACCTTACATGGCTCCACGAGACATTATTATTGAGCCTGTTACGCCCTCGTCCTGCGCACCTATGCGTCTACCTATTCCGCCACCGAATCTCGTTACTCCTTAAATATAATTACTTAATCTCTATCATCTCTACCGAATCAGTAACACGCTTTGAATAAAACCAGTTGGTCCATGGATTATTAGCCCAGTGCTTTTTGGAGTAAACATCTAGATTCCACTCAGTGATATCCTTAACTACGTCAGACTTTGAAATGTCTTCGTATTCGGATGTAATTAGCTCATAGCGCTTGCAAAGAGATTCATATTTAATCCGGTTTTCCTCGATAGTAACATCAACGCCGACATGCGCAATTATGATAAGAAACACCATAACAGTAGCGGCAATAGTTCCAACCACAGCAGCTACAATGCCCCAATCTATAAGTATCTCGTTGCAAGGGTTGCATCCTTTGATATACATGTACAGTCCAGCGGCCAACACCGCGAACGCAATAAATGTCAAGATCATGATTATTTCTCCTTTCGATCTTCCTCAGTCATCTTATCCGCGATTATAGCAAGACTGAGGGCTATGTTAGACATATGGCATGACTCACTATATTTTAGAAAATCTTCTTCGCGCATCCTAATAGCCTTATCGAGAAGCAAATTACGTAGCTTATAAAAATCGTCAAGAGCGGACGGATATTCGGTTTTCATAGTACCTCCTTTTCGACAATAGTTACGGTACCTTCAAACGCTCCCCATTCTGAGCTCTCGTGAAAAGTATGAGTTTCTGCCTCTTCACCATCTCTCATTGGTCTTGTTAAGATCCACAGGTCGTCGCTGTCTTTCCAGGTTATCTCTTCAAGCTTATAGCCCGGTTCCAGCTCGATAGTCATGCTGCCTCCAAGGTTTTTAGTCGCATAGTGGCAACCGGTCAAGCTCATTACTACGAGAAACATAAGTAGAAGTTTCTTCATTCTGCCTCCTTTCTGCCTCCTCAAATATAATCAATCCCAGTCCAAACCAGTAAGCCCAAATATAGCCACAAAGGCAACACCTATAATTATGGGAATGTCCCAGCTGAAAGCCACATGTCCAATCAGACAGATAACTTTGTACACTGCCGCCACTATAAATATAGGAAGCGATAGTACCAGCGCCACGCACAGAAGGATCATGATGCCCCACATAAGTAACCCAAACAAATATCCAGCCAGCGTTAAAGTGGCGTGGATGAGTTCTTTAAATTCTTTCATCGGCCTCTTCCTCCACAGCCTTTAACGAATCCATAAAGTCCCATATCTTATTCTTACAATCCGGGCAAACGTCCCATATATGAACGTTGCTGGCTTTTCCATCAAAATCCTTATTACCAGTTTCAATATAGGCGGTCGTATACCTAAACTGAATTGGTGCATACGGAGTTCCGCACAGATCGCATTTATAATATCTGCTCATCCTCTACCTCCACTGAAACATCAGATACTTCTGCTTGCTGTTGCCGTCGATCCTGAATACGCCCTTACGATCGTCCTTGAGTGTCATCACAATGGCCCCGGAATCCAGGCGCTTGTATGTGTCTACGATCTCCTTCAGGTCACAAATACCCTTACTATCTTCGCAGGCTATCTCAAACAGTCTCGTTGGTGTCATCACATGCCTCCTTCTCTGGTAAAGCTAAGATTTCAGATATACGGCTATACACGTAATTTACGTATTGGTTGTTTTTAGAAAAATACAGGCAGTCTCCAGAGGGGGTTTGCCAGTCGATTGGACAAAAATCACACGCAAACGCTTTAGATTTATCGGCTAGATTCTGTCGGATTACCTCACGCTGACGCTGTGTGCCGTATTCGCAGAGAAAACAGTCCGCGCTCACAACGCGGTCATCCCCGGTCATATGCTTATTTATCCATCGGTATTTAAATGCCTTTCTCTCGGATTTACTGGGACAATCGCCTAGCTCTTTCTGCATATCTGTCCACTGTTGTCTGAACAGCTCTAAAGCCCTTTTTCTTGTAAGCAGTTCTTTCACTTATTGCGGCCCCCCTTCAACTTTTTCGCCGATCTCATCCAGCTCTTTGTTCATCCGCCAGAGAGCGGAATATACCATCTTCTTGGCATAGTCTCGCTTCTCTTTAGTGTTGAAGGTGATCCCGCAGGTGGCTTCGGGACTGAAGTAATAAGGCAGTTCGCCCTTGCTCTTATTAGAAACCATATAAGGAGCTACTATTTTTACGCGAAGTTTTTTGTCGTCAAACCATGTTATGCTGGCGATCTTTTCCTGCTTGTTCTCCTTAACAAACTTCAAATATCCCTTATACGCCTCTTCCTTATACTTCTTCATTTGGCCTCCTTAAAACCTAATACACCGGTTCTCGAACTTCTTGTATGCATCCAGGTACCACTCATCCTTATCGCCGTTATAAGTGATCTCGTAGTACATGCCGTCGTGCAGCGTCGAGGAAAACAGATACTTCCAATTCTGCAGTGTCTTGCACTTCCAGACGATATAGACCTCGAAATACGGCTCCGGATCTGACTTGTCCAGGTGCTCCTTAATATAATCAGCTACGATTAACGCAGCTCTTGTATCCATTACTCCCTGCTTAAAATGCTCAAAGTTTTCCATTATTTTGTCTCCTTTTCTCTTTCCCAGAACCAACCACCATGTCGATTCTCATCTGTTACAATCTCGTACAGAGAATATACTGTTCCCTTGGGCAATGCTGGTGCTTTGATGATAATGCTGTCCACCAGCAAGTTGCTCCAGACCTTAACTGTTTCACCGGCCTTAACGTGCTGCTTGGCTAATACGAATGAACTATTTTCAGTCATGAGTCCTCCTTACAAAGTTATCGAAGTGATTGTACATACACTCAGAGCAATGAACGCCGTTTTCATCTTCGTCAAAATATAAACAGTTCCTACAGTGGTTCTCTGACTCTTCCATTTGGCTCAGCTTTACCGATTCCCCATCCTCAAACTCACACAGGAATGCTATATTACATGCCAGATGCCACAGGTGAGGGAAACCGCTCTCTGCATCCTTACCCTGGGGATCGTCCAAATATGACAGGAAATGCCTGAATGCAGCATCTCTGTATCTTTCTCTCTCGACCCTCTTCCAGTTGTCAGGACCGCCGTCAGGATACTTCTGATTACCGTACATGCGGATCGCGCAAATATCATGTATGATCCGCCTGGGAACCAGAGTCAGCTGCTCCTTACCGTAGTCTGCTTTAGCTTGCTGATCTCTTCGCTCATAAATAATCTTTGCAACCTCATCATACTGAGACATATTAAATTTAAATCCGAGTTGCTCTTCACAATGACTTTCAAGCGTCTCGGCCATTTCCTCTCTCGTCATCTGTTCATCCTTTTCCATTTGTAATATGCCCTCCTTTTCTCTCGCTCGCTTTTATCCGGTTCCGCATCAAGGCAGCCAATCTTTGCATTGTAGCCCATATTAACGATCTTTCTCGCTTCAGATATAACCTTGCATGCCAGATCGTACAACTCACCTCCAGAAGTATTCACAACAAATCCTTCCGGCAGATTTTTCTGATGCGCTTCCACTTCTTTCTGGTGCAGTTCATCAACGCATCCGAATTTAGCATTATGGCCGGAGTCAACGATTTTCTGTGCTTCTGCCAGAACTTCCCTAACCAAAGTCGCGTTCCTTGGAGTGCTTGGGCGATCTTCCGCCGGAATATAAATTCCTTGGTCTGTTGAAGAAATTCTCCTCATCTCGCTTACGGTACCTCTCTTTCTTGTACTTCTCATTCTCCTTTAAGAACGAAATATAAGCCGGGCACCGACTGTGGCACCCAGCTTCTCTGTTACTGCAATCCTTACACGGTGCTATGGGCATTTATTTATCCTCGATTTCAACAGGTCTAGGCAGGTCAATATAGTACATTCCGTTACCGGCTCTCCTAACCATAGCTCTGCTGAGATCGTTCCATCCCCAGTCTCCTAACGTGTAATTTGTTGTAGTCTTCTTTGCGATCGTGATCATGTCCTGAATCGTTACGAAATGCACCTGATCCAGAACGTCCTGCATACCAGTCAATACGTCCAGCGCTCCAGGATTATCCGGATTGTTAGTCTGGCGCTCTTCATATTCTATGTAATATGAATTTGTCGCAGGTGACTTCTTAACAACCCTGCCGTTCTTAGATGCATCGCTGTAACTGGTGTAGCCGTCCTTACCTCCTGAACTCTTGCTGCTGTGAGTCCTGTGCACACCTGTCCCACCGAAAATATAATCAGCTGCCGTGTACATGCTGTCTCTACAGCCATCCAGGAACGTTGGCTTGATCACGTCCTCCCACACAGTCTTAAGTGCGCCTTCGAAGTCTGTGCTGACGCCAAATATAGCCAGTGCCTTCCCTAACAGATTCTGCTTACGTAACGGCGTCGTCTTGATGATCTCTGTGTCTTCAACCGGTCCAGGTAGTGCATTCTGTTTAGCGCTGTCAGAGTTCGACGAAATATCATCCAGATTAATTTCAGCCATAAATCCTCCTCAAAAACAAAGAGAGACTGACATTTCTGCCAGCCCCTCCGGTTGATAGTTACTCTTCTGTTTTGTCAGGAGTTTCTTCCTCCTTGGACGCCGCCAGAAGCTTCTTTGCCTTCTCTATGTTCTCGGGGATCTCTCCCGCCGCGACCGCTCCTCCGATCCCAGCTCCGATAAATCCGATTGCCATGAGAATCTTTGTTACTGCTCCTTTTTTGTCCATTTCTGTACCTCCATAAAAACTTAATTTTACTTACTACTATAGGAACTGCAATTCTTGCCATAAAATATAACAGTCCCACACCTACCATAACCGGCGGATGAGGACTCCAGGGTTCTACGTGCACGCCAAACACACCCAGTAAGAATATAACAATCATTGCCATGTCCAGTTCGTCCATATCCACCTCCTAAAAACATCAAAAGAAAAAGAGAAAGGAGCCGTAGAGCTCCTAAACCTCCTTTCCCGACTCCTTCTCAGAGATCTTACTGCTGCTCGGTTGTCTCCTGCGGTTCATCTCCGCCCTTCTTGAATCCGGGAATTCCGAACTTGTCGCCGATCACGATCCCTGCTGCTACTGCTGCAAGGCCGAGACCAACGCCAGCGATCTTCTTTCCGTTCTTCTTGACGGCATTGATGCCCTTCTTGAAGATTCCGTCTTTCTTGACCTCCTCGTTGGTTTCGGGAGCCGGGTTAGTGTTCTCCTGCTCCTTTACCTCCTGGGTTGCTTCGTTTACAGTTACGTTCTTTTCTTCATTCGCCATAATAAGCTCCTTTCAAATTGAAATATAAATGTTAAACGAGTTTTACCTCATTATACACACTGTAATTTTTGCTCACGCTTAGCAGAAAATAAGAGAGACTGACATTTCTGCCAGCCCCTCTCTATCCTCAGATCAATAACCGCAGATGGTGTCATCCCACTTGCGAGGTGAGTACTTCCACTTGATCTTCCAGCCAGGAATATGCCTGAAGTGATCATGCGTGTAGGCTACTGTCTCGTATTCACCGACCTCAGTTGCCCACTGATACCAGTCTTTTGTGTTCTCACAGAGTGCCCAAGCTCCAGGTTCAGGCTGCCATCCGGTGTTGAACATATCATCGTCAAGTAATTCTGCCGACTTTACGCCCATCTCCAGGAAATAATCGCTTACTTTAAGACCTTTCCCATCTGCAGCCTTCTGTATAACAGCTTCATTTCGCTGTTTGAACTCACTCCATGTCATCCAGATCTTCATTCCGCCAGGAAACGAGAACGGATACGGCATATCGTCAGTGTCAAATATACCGTTTTCAGCTGCTTCGAGCTCGTTTTCCTTGATCTCTTCGGCTCTGCTCATAACTTCCTGAGTCTTCTCCTCACCGTTGATCTCCTTAGAAGCTTCGAGAATAGCATCTTTCTCCTTAATTGCTCCGCTGAGAGCTGCAGTCAAAGTTGCTACGTGCTTAGCCTCGAATCTCCAGGACAGACCTGTGAATACGATACCTGCTGTCGTGCAAGCGATCGTCTTCTTGTACTCCGGACCAAGAACAGCTGCCTTCTGAAGCGTTGTCATGTTCGGATCAAGTTTCTTCTTCTCCTCCAGCTTCTCCATAGCCTTAGGAGTTTCCTTGATCGCACAGACAGTCGCTCCGATAAAGCAAGCCGCACCAGCAACCGCCATGATCTGAGGAGCATGCTTTACAATTGTGTCCTTACTTTTTGTCAATGCTTTTGTTACTGTTTTTACGATACCAAGTTTCATAAATTTCTCCTTTTCAAAAATATAAGTTTCTGCTCTTCACTATAGGAGCTGCAGAAGATGCGTGAAAAACAAAGAGGCCCTGACATTCTTGCCAAGACCTCTCGTCGTTACCAGATAAGTATGTTCCATATTACGGCACATACTATCGCTATTGGAGCCAGGACCAGTCCGACCTTAAACGCCATTACGAGGATCGTCACAATTAAGCCCATTCCCGTTGTGAATAAGCCTATGATCAGACCCGCCATAATGAAAAAGCCGATAACTGCTCCTAATACTTTTACCAATCCTGTCATAATAGTTACCTCCTTATAATATACTTATCTATATAAGGGGCTGTAAAATTTACTCGGCTTCTTTGAAATTAACCGGCTTCTGGGACCCAATACGAGCCCCTTCAGCCAGACAGTCGTTACAAGGTTTGTATGGATCGCTCTCTTCCTCCTCGTTATGGATGCAGAGAGGGCAATACCGCTTAAAATCCACGAACTTGTAATTCTCTTCCATAAATATAACCTCCTTAGAAGAACATTCCGTAACGGTACTGCATACGGTTCTTGAACTTCTCTTCGTATGAGTTGGCGATCTTCTCAGCCTTCTTCTCATACTTCTCGTTGACTTTATCCGCCAGCTCCTCGAGCTTATCTGCCAGTTCATCGAGCATCTTGTCACGAGCCGCCTCAACAGCATCATTCTTAAGTTCATTAATATCACACCGATCGGCCAAGTTAAGCATCCTGTTGGCTACTGTGTTCTTTGTAGCTTCCCACTCAGCGTTGACATGACGATGAATGTCGTTCTGCAGCATGTTTTTGCTATCTCTAACGGCCTGATTAGAAGCCTTCTTGAGAATATCCTCGACCATGCGGTTTGCTGCATCTGTGATGGCCTTGTCAAGGATCCTGTCATGGGCTCCCTGCTCGATCTCACGGGAAACCTTCTCAGCCTCCCTATCCAGATCAACCTTGTAAGTCTCTTCCTTACGCTTGCTGGCCTTTCTCTCCTCAACGAGTTCATAACCCAGAAACAGAGCCACTGCTGCACATGCGATTCCAAAAATAGTAGTATTCTTCATAGATTTAGTTCTCCTTTTTGTTTTCGTATTTATTACAGGCTATATAGTTGTCGATTGCCTCATCCACATTATGGTACTTGAGTATGAGATCTACGAGTTCAAATGGACTCATCCAGCTTACAATTCCGTCATCCTTTACATAGAAAAGACCAGTAAAGGCATTGAAGTCCGTAACGCGAACATAAGTACCGCCGTGGAACAGTACAAATATACTTGTCTTATTAGCGTTGGTTGTATATCTAATGTTATGCTTGGTGAGCCAGCTCATAAGCTTTTTTCTCATGATTTCATTCAAATAATTCATCTTATTCTCCATTCATGAGAGCGTTCATAACTTCATTGTCAACAAGGACACGAATATAATCAGCGACAGAGACTCCTGCCCCTGCCGCCGCGTTTTTAAGTGCCGTATACTGCTCATCCGTAAGCCGGACGAAATATGCCTTGCCGAGTTTTTCGTCGCCGTACTTCCTCGGTCTTCCTACTTTCCTTTTCTCGATCATCGTGCATCACCTCCTTTGATCATCGAGAAAATAATCTGCCTGAGAGTCTTGATCTCGTCCTCGTAGCGCTGCTTAAGATCCTTCTCAAGATCCGCGTTAGCAGTCATGAGAGCGGTAAAGATCTTCTGATTCTCCTCGCTCAGCTCAGTCTCGGAAGTCTCGGACACCGGAGCATCAAGCATCTCCTGTCTAAGTCTGGCGTTCTCATTAGTGAGAGTATCAATGGTCGTGCACTGAACTCCCAACCTCTTCTGAAGATCCTTACGAATCTGATCCATCTCGTCCATCTGAGTCTTGAGAGCAGTGATCTTGCCGTCTTTCTCCTTGATCTCCGCGTTAGCAGTAATGTACTCGGTGTAAAGACTATTGTAAGACTCCCGCAGGTTCTTCTCAGTAATTTCATAATTCCTAAGCTGTCTTGCGTTGTCATCATTCAGCTTCTTCAGCCGCTCGATCACAACATCCTTCTTGGGATCGTCCTTGATGATCTCTTTGTAGATGGTCTTGCCGCAAATATCATCAAACTGCATAACCCTGGCAAGTCTGTTCTTAACGGCATCCATGCAGTCCTTATCAACATGCATCAGGAAATCACCGAACTGCTTGTAACCGCGCTGGCAGGTGTTGGTGACATCAGCATACAGACCTTCACCGGTCTCAGGATCGTTACCGAGGTAAATATAATTGGGATCGTTGAGATTCAGGTTAGGGTGACCCTCAGCGAAGATGCCGAGAACCATCGCCTTACGCTCCCAGGGAGTGATTACCAAATATCTGAAGAACTGACCTTCACCGGATCTGGAACTCACCCACACAATATCGCCAGGCCTGCAGACATCGCCACAGGGAGTAAAGGTTCCAGGATCGAACTCCTTACCGTCCGGAGAAACCGGCAGAGCTTCTTCAATTTTGGCCTGGGCTTCCTCTTCGGTCTTCGGAGGCTTGGGGCTCATGTTAGCTTTGAAGAGTCTGGTCTTACCGTCCTTTTCGGCTACGTAAACCAGATCCTTTGCCAGCAGTTCTTTCATGTATCTGCGGACTGCTTCAACGCTTATGTCCATCTTAGCAGAAATATCCTTAACGCACAGACCTACCTCGGTTTCAGCGAGAATCCTGTAAACCTGCTGGATCCTGCTCTGTCTCTCCTGGTGAAGCTTTTCTCTCTGCTCGATCATACCTTTAGTATTCATATCGCTCATAATTTGTCTCCTTTATGAAAATATAAATTGGTTGCAAAAGCTAAGAGGCCCTGCTAGCTTTAGCCAACAGAACCTCCTGCATTCGATATTCAGTTTTTAACATATAGGGCTTAGAACCCAAATAACTGGTCCAACGTAATCCCCATGGCGCGTGCTATCTTGGAATATGTTTCCATTGAGCTGCCCGCCTTGTTGAGCTCCAATCTTGAGACATAGCTCGGGCTCAAACCAGCTTTCTTAGCCAGTTCGGCCTGAGACATATTGATCTCAGGATTGGTTCTCATCCGGCGAATCGCTCTGCCTGGATCTACCAATACTCCATGATAACTAACTACCATCTGATTAAAGAAACCGGGTCTAGGACTCATCTTTATACCTCCATAGTTGTTAACATATATCTACTATAGAGGCTGAAAATTTTGCGCAACTTAATTGAGCTCAACCGGTTCTCTGTATGCTGCGTCGAAACCTAATAATCTTACCGTAATTGCGCCGTTGCAGTCTTTCCTTTTAGTGAATGCCATCTCCTGTGTAATTGAACCTGCGATCAAATATAACCAAATTCCCTTGAATGGAACAAAGTAGTGCCACGCATCTCTTAACATTGTTGGATTAGCATACTCCAGATTCCAACCGTTTGACTGTATACGATCCTTAGTTGTATTCCACTGGAATATCATGTACAGATACATTGCTAATCCGAGAACGACATCCCACAAAACGGCCATTGCTACTATCTTCATTTATGTCTCCTCTAATTCGTAAAAACAGAGAGCACCCGTAATGGATGCCCTCCTTCATAGATATTATCTTCTCATATCCAGCAGTCTCATACTTCTCAGGATTTCCCCGAGAGACTCACCCTGCCGACGCCTCTTCTCGATCTCAAGCTTCTCAGCGTTCGTAAGCTTACGCCGAGTATGATAGTAATCGCCGATAGACCGGTCATAGATATACTCCTCTCTGAGCCGCTGCTGCTCCCGCAGATCCTTCTTACGATCAGCCCTTCTTGCCAGGCCAACCGCAGATCCGATCAACGTGGTAGCCAGCGCTAACGACTCAGTTGGATGATCCGTGACAAAGTCCACCGCCTTGTTCTTGATCTCCTCGACTTTCTCCTTCATCTTTCTGATCTTAGCTTCACGCTTGAATTCGTTAATGTCTACAGTTTTGTTGTTCTCGTCCATAGTGTCTCCTTTACTTTGAAATATAACTTGTTTCTACTGCACTATAGGCGCTGTAGACGTTGCCCAGTCGGAATTAGGATCGCTGTGCCTGATGTATCGGATTACGTCATCAGCCGTCAAATATCCCTCAACGTCATCGTGGCCAAGAAGCGCTTCGCCCATTACTTCCAGAAGATTGTCTTCCATACCATAAGAGTATTCATGCAAAACAGCGTCCCACATTCGATTTCCGTTTTTATCGAACACAGCGATCTGCCGGCCTTCGAACATCTCGTGGCGATCGTATTTGTATCCGTTGTCTTTAAGGTATTTCTCCAGCTTGTCCATTTCTGTAAAGTCAAATCCTTTTGTAATCATCCGTCATCCTCCTTGAAAAAAAAGAGAAGCCTATGTTAAACATAGACCTCTCCAATTATGTTACTTCTTATCCATGAGTATCATGAATAAGCCGAATATAATTAGTAATGCCCCTAATGTTGTCATAAGCTCCTCTTTTACCTCCTTTCACGCAACAGCGCCGTCTTCACGGGCTTCTTCATATGCCTTCACGAATTTGTCCATGAGCCACCATGAACCTACTGTAAGTGCTCCGCTGGCCATTGCGACCAACATCCACTTCGCAAAAGTTGCATAGCTCATCATAACAAACATGTTCTTGTACATACCTTTCACCTCCTAAAAATATTGCTTGTTTACGCTATTATAGGAAGTGAAGTTTTTGCGCATACAAAATTCGAAAAAACAGAGAGACCCTGCCATTTCTGACAGAGCCTCTCGCTCACAACTTAATCGTCCTTTTCAGCGGTCTTCAAGGCCAACTTAAGTTCCCGCATGAGCTTCTTTGCCGTCTTCCGATTCAACCGGATCCTCGTTGTGCGGGTGTGATGGTGGCTGCTGATCCTATCGTCTGTTTTGTCGATATTGATCACAACGCCATCCCACGCGCTGTTAACGAAGATCTGATCGAAATCTTCTCCAGCAACATATGTGCTCACATGTACACTTCTCATAGTTTTCACCTGTCCCTTTCTAGAACTTATTAATTTTGCACTATAGTAGTTGTAGAAATTGCACAAAAAAGATAGGAACGGCAGCCTCCGTGAACTCCATCCATTCTAGGTGAGTCAACCCGCTCGCGATTCCTATCTCATATAATTAGTACCCAGCCTGGTACGGTTTCGTTCGGATGTTTTTGCCGATCTTTACGAGGCCCGTGCTGGGTTCATTGTACTAATTGTAGTTCTTGCCCATAATAAAAAAAAAACAGAGAGCACCCGTAATGGATGCCCTCCTTCCGCAAATATCAACCGCGAGGCTTAAGAATGAAACTCAAAGCCTTGCTTACCACCAACTGGTCCTTATCTTCCGCATTGATGATCCTGGCTACAGTGACGATACTCACCCAACCAGCGACAACCGCTGCTCCGATCTGTGCTCCAGCTCTAAGGCCGTTACTAACCAACTCGTTCTTGCTACGGTTAGCTGCTGTCTCGGCTTCGCGAACCGACTTAGCTTCTGCTGCAGCCGTCTCACGAATCGATTTAGCCTCTTCCATCTCAATACGGTTGGCTTCGTTCAGTGCCTTATCTCTGTCTGCAATTGCTCGAGAGACAGCGTTAAACGCCGCCAGTGTCGGTTCGATCTCTTCGTCTGTCAAACCGCCATTGATCTGTCTCAACAGTGCATCTCTGACCTCTTCTAAAGTGATCTCCTCTTCCTGCTCTACTTCGATTCTTTCTTCTTCCATAAATATACCTCCGTTTATGGGTTAATAGTTTGCACTATAGTGACTGCAGTTCATGCCCGCGCAGAAAAAAAGAGAAGCAACCGTTTTGATTGCCTCTCCTTTCAAATATTCAGTTGTTAGATCTCTTGTATTTTGCCAGCTCCTTCTGTGTTTTTTCAAGTTCTGCCAAAGTTTCCTCGCGACGTTCATTCTCTTTCTCGAGCTCATATGCAAGCTCATCAAAGTACTCGCCGATCTCGGTTCTCATCTCATAGACCTGAACCATGGTCGATTTTCCAAGGATAAGCCGGTCAACTCGCTTCATGATTTCCTTACGATTAACCTTTGCCCAGTTCTTGTACCAATCCTTTAAACCTGTCATGTTACAATACCTCCTAAATTAATATTCTATTTAAGAGGTTGTAATTCATGCCCGCTCGCGAAAAAAAAGAGAAGCAACCGTTTTGATTGCCCCTCCTTTCAAATATTCAGTTTCTTCTGTATTTAGTCAATTCCTTCTGTGTCTCCTCCAGCTGCTTCAGTGCTTCGTCTCTCTCCTTTACGATCTCCTCGAGATCTTCAGCCAGCGCATTGAAGTAGTTAACGATCTCGTCTCTCTCGGCGTGTGCCTGAGAAACTGAGATGTTTCCCTTCAGCAGCTTGTTGTACTTCTCGATAGTCTGTCTCTTAATTTTGTCGATCCAGCTCTTTCTCCAGCTATTCTTCCACTCAGTTGTCATGTTACAATACCTCCTAAATTAATATTCTATTTAAGAGGCTGTAATTCATGCCCGCCGGTCGATCTCCAAAAATATAACTTTCTGTTCCTTAACGTTGTCGACGTCATCGTCCAGCATAAAGGACCATCGCTCTGTCTCTCCTTTCTCGTCGATGATCAGCTTACCGGCACAGTGCGGCTTCCTATTCCAAAGTTTTCCCAGGATTAGCCCCAGCAGAAAAAATAGAATAGGAATTGCAATTTGTAATGCTATCATCCTATCACCTCCTTTCGTCACCTGTGTACGGTTCTGAAAAAATAAGGAAACTCGAAATCGTGTACATCTTAGGTTTCTCACCTTCGACCGGATACGATGTTACCATCGGCTCCCATAAATCAAGTTCCTTATTTCTACTATATACCTTGTAAATTTTGCGCATACAAAAAAGAGAGAGGAGATGTAACTCCCCTCCGACAAGTCATTTCCATCCGCTATAGATGACCTCTCCGGTCAATCCATCTCGGATTACAAGGTACTCGTCAGATGTCTCCATCTCCTCCATCTCCATCTCATATTCTTTCAATTCTGTTTCCAACTCAGTTATCCTGTGACTCATGAAACCGATTGCTACGAGAGCTACGATTCCACCAACGATGACCGTGATCTCTACGGCCTTCTTGATTTTATCAATAACGTCCTCAATAAACATATCGATCTTTTCTCCTCTAGTATAAACGTTCATTGTTCTTCTCCTTCCTTAAAAGAAATAGTTTAATGTTCTACTATAGCTCTTGTAGATTTTGCGCAGACGAAAACAGAGAGCGCCTGTAAAAGACGCCCTCCTTAGTTCAGAACTCAAACTCCTTTCCCAAAGCACCGTTAAGATACTTATCGATCATCTGTACACGCATGTTGTCAACGGCTTTGCGTAATTCCTGAGAGAAATCCTGCATATCATCGAGATCCAGGAACATGATCAGCCCCTCATCTTTAGCGCCCATTCTGAGCGTAAACATGCAAGCTTCGGTCGTTCCTACCGCATACTCGACGTCTTCATGGATTAACTCAATCTTAAAGCCTTCCGTTTCTTTTGTGTACGTTCCAAGTTTCATATCTGCCTCCTTTGAAATATAAAGTTACCAAACTCTACTATACGCATTGCAGATCGTGCCCACAAAAACAGAGAGCCGCTGTAGAACTTGTCTACAACGACCCTCCATCGTCAATATTCAGTTTTTCATTCGAATAAGTTTATTTCACCGTTTGTAATGCGGGCCCATATCATCGCGGACACAAGCACGCACATTATGGGGTACATCCATCCCGGCATCCCCATGTAGTACGAGCTATTGTCATAAATAGCCTCGTCTATATAGAATGTCAGGAGGGTTCCCGACATAAGTGTTGCTAACATTGCCGCCAGATTAGCGAGCCTAATTACCACTTTCTTGAAAATATACATACTTTTCTCCTTTCTAAAACAGACATATTGTCTATTTTAGAGGCTGTAAAATATGCTCACAAAAACAGAGAGCACCCGTAATGGATGCCCTCTCTTATCCGTGTTACATGTCGGGTACGGATCGCCCCTCCTTCTACATCAGCATACCGTGTACTTCCTCTTTTTGGGATTTACTCTGAGGTCCTGCTGCTTGTTGGCGCCATTTGCCTCCTCCCAGCGCTTGTTAATGTAACTGGTAATATCAAGACCGTCGTTAATAGTCCTGTATACCAGTACGCTCGCAAACACCCACATTCCGAGTGCTGTGCCAACTACAGTTCCTGCTAAGAATTTTCTCATTTCGGTTTCCTCCATTTTGTTTGATGTTTCAATATAAGGATTGCAGATCGTGCCCAAAAACAGAGAGCCGCTGTAGAACTTGTCTACAACGACCCTCCATGACAATCATTCCGTAAAATATCTTTCAGCGTCCTCTTCAGTTTCAAGCCAATTGCCTTCAGCCTTCAACTTGGCTATTATCTTTGCCATGAGATCGTCGTCTTCCGCGATTTCTTCCATACCGTCCTGAAGATCCTTCTGCATCCCCCTCATGTATTCCAGATCAGCCTTAGCTGCCTCTGCAATCTTATCGGTTTCCTCATGAACTTTCTTCCAGTATTCGTCTTGCTCCTTTCTGCGTTTACGACTATCCACCTCACACCAGATAACGGTGCCAAGTGAAGCCGCCATTCCAGCTATCCATAATAAAACTTTACCCTTCATAGTTACCTCCTTATTACGACATAATTTGTCACTATAGTAACTGTAAAATATAACCAAAAACGAAAAAAAATAATAGCAACTGTAAGAAATGTTTCTCAGATATGCATAAAGAAATGCCCTAGACACCGATGAAGATGCCTAGGGCTAAAAAATATGAAAGTGGAGATAGCGGGATTCGAACCCACTACCCCAATGCCACTTTAGCCACAAATATAAGCATCAGCCTGTACCCGTGACCAAATTTGTGACAAATTACTCAGCGTCTTTCCAGATGGCGTAAAGGGTCTTACGTGGAAGATCTTTCGCGTACACCGGATTTGTCAACGGTGTCGTTGCATTATCAGTAGCGCCCCACCCGGCAAATATCTTTCCTTCAGGAGCAGTCCAATGGAAAATAGTGCACGGATCGTTAAACAGGTTAAACGGAGTACCGACTAAGTGATCGATTTTGATATTATCGTTGCCGGTAGCGCCATTCGACCTATATGTTGCTTTCTCAAGCTCGCCAATATGATCGGCGATTGCACCAGCCCCTCGCCCGCCGCTACACGATACGCAGGCAACCGCTTCTGCGATGTTCCTTGCGTCTTTAATGCCGGTGGCATAAGCATACTTCTCCTGCAGTTTTTCAAGAATTGTGTTAGCCATAATTATTCCTCCTTATGATCATCGCCATGCTGGAGTTTGTCGTCTACGTTATTGATGACGTCCCTGACAAACTTAGGAATTGGAATACCCAGTTCATCAAGGTTCTCCATAATTGACATGATCTCCATAAATATAATGTAGAAACTAATTCCATTCATGATCGAGTCAGGCAGCATCATACCATATGAAATAAGCTCGCCTACGACCAAAATCAAGATTTCTCCGGCCTTCTTGGCAAGACCTGCACGCATGATGACACTTTGAAAATCGTTATGTGCCCATGCCTTGATGATTCCCGTAAGAACGTCTATGGCCATAAGCCCCAGCGGAATGAATAAAACCCACAGCTCATTACGGAAATGAAACTGTGAGATGAATTGTAAAATATCGTCCATAGGTCCTCCCTTATGCTAAAATTGCTGACCATCCAACAGCATTTGCATGTGCTGTGTCACTTGCATTTACAATTTTAAATGTGAAACCACTTGTTGAAACAGATGTGATAGCAATAAACACGTCTTGCCATGATGTTCCCACATCTTTGAAATATACATTAACAGCAGGAACATCATAAAAAACACAGCCTAATTCATTGAATGAAACATTATATTCAGCCGAACTCTTTGCCGCAACCGAAAATCCAAGCGCGCCTGTCAATATTCCGTTTGTGCGTCTGCTGCCCCATTGATTGTCAGCGATTTTCCAAGTGTCTTTTTTATTTGCACAAAAATATGACACATCACTTTGCACATAGTTGTCAAAGAGTTTTGTGTAATCACTGCTATTATTACCATCAACAAATGTTGTTGCATAAAACACCTGATTATCTGAAATATTCGCAAACTGTGTATTTGCAAGATTTATGGCTGTTTTAACTCTGAAAATAAAGTTTCCCTTAATATTGACATGTCTTAAAATAACAGGAGATGTGCCGCCTTCTAAAACTATGCCATCAGTAATTTCTGATCCTGCTGTACTGCCATTTGATGAGTGAATAATATTATCAAAAATGTTGATGATGTCACAAGCGGCAGAAGAAGTATTAATAATATATAGACATCCGCCGGAATGTGCCGTCTGAATATAGTTATTGTCAATGGTTATACCTGTGGACGATTCGCAATAAATTGGATATTCACAATAATCTATCATGTTATTGCTGATCATTGGTGTATCAAAATAGTATGTTCTTACCCCATAA